CCAAGACCCCTGAACACTGTATTAAATAAGATTGCTGTTTTAGCCCCGTCAAAAGAAGCTTGTTCAGCGTCTTCTCCCTGCAAAGAGTAACCAAAGCCAGCCAAACCACCGTAGGCAGCCGCTTGAGGAGCACCAGCAGCTAAAGTCCTAATTGTTTGAGGAGTCGCTTGAGTTACCCTTTCTGCAACAGATGCAGCCCTAGAGGTCAATGGGGCAGATACTTGAGCAATCCTTGGAGATATTCTTTCCAGTACGTTTGATACTACTGGCAATGAGGCTCTTGTTGCAGTTTCAGCGGCAGCACCTGAGAGACTTCCCGCTATACCAATGACTGTAGCAACACCAGTTCCAAGAGCATTTTCTTTTTGCCACTGCAATCTTTCGTTTTCAAGTCTGCTAACATTTTGTCTATAAAAGTCTGAATAAGAAGTATCCCCACCACCAGAAACATCTCGTGCTTTATCAATTAAAGCAAGCATAGCCGAAGAAGACTCTTCCGATAAGCCAAACGTAATTGTGTCTGATATGACAGCTTGAAACATATTTCTGCCAGACCCCTGATAGCCATATGTGCTTATCCTTTCGGCTATGCCAGACCTGTCTTCATCAAAACCAGGAAGGTCAAGACGTTCAAATTCCCACCAGTTATCTTGAGTAATGGGTGTTTGTTCAATAATATTTTCTTCAGCAACAGATGCAGGAATAGACTGCTGCTCAGAAGATTGAGAAACACTAACAGTAGGCTGAGGAGAACCTTCTCGCCTTCTGCGTATTTGCTCTTCTATTCTACGGACTTCTTCTTCAGTCGCTGTAATTGCTTGCTCTGCCATAATCTTTACTCAATTAAAGTTTTTTAAAACCAATGACTTCTGCTCTTGGCCCTACCATTCTTTCCCACTCACCATCATCACTTAAAACATAAATATTAGATGTTCCGTCTGCATTTTCTATAACCTCAACCCTTCCTTCATAGTCTGTTCCGCTTAAATCAATTTCTACTTGATGGCCCAGTTCAATAGCTAAAAAGTTTTTATAATGCCTTTGAACTTTATTTAACTGCTCTAAAAATACGTCTAACTCCATGTCTGGATTAATAGAACCAAGAGTGCTTTTCAATAAATCTAATTCAATATTTGAAACATTACCTAAAGCACCACCAGTTTTGCTTTCATCTCTCATTCTTTGGAGCCTATCAAAAGCAATATTTGCTTCAACTTGAGCAAGAAGTTGATTTAAGGTGGTTTTTGCTTGAGTTGCATATGCTCCAAGCAAAGGAATATCTCCAATTTGCTCCATAGCCCTGCCCCTTGCTCCAGTTGCAGTTTTATGACCTTCTGCGTAAAGCCTAGCAGCATCAATAGCATTATCTATACTTCGTTGTTGGCTTATTCTAAGGGTTTTCTCAGCAATCCATTGTGGTGATTGGCCTTGATTAGCCTCAGAAATTGAAGCGTTGAGTGCTGGGCTGGGAGTGCCATCAACAGTCTGACCAGGAGCAAGGTTTTGTAATGTTTGAGCATTTAATTGATAAGTTGGATTACCTTCCCTATCTATACCAAAAATTGTACGAACACCGTTTATCTCTGTTTCAAAAGTACTCACAGTGCCAGTATCTTCAAATGTTTTAGTTTCTCCAGTAGTTCTGTTAAAAATTGTTGAATTACTTAACCTAGCCCAAGAGTCTTCACCCATACCGCCTTTTTGATTAAGCAATTCCGCAGCTTTATCTGGAGTTATAAGCCTTCTTTCTAATAAAGAAGCTATATTTTCATTTCCACTGGCTCTTAAATCAGACACAAATTGGGGGATATTTTTTCTTGCTATTTCTTGGTCTTCAAGATTTGATAACCTAAATATAGATTCTGCCGCATCTATACTAAATAGATAATCTTGTTGTTGAGCAGCAATAGCGTCCCTTTCTGATTGATTTTTCGCTCTTTCATACTCAAGCGCAAATAGGCTATTTGCGTTTTCTCTTTGCTGAACAGAATTAGTCAGACCCTCAGTAGATTCTGCTACTTCATAAGGAAGCAGTGTTCTAGCTCTTTGGGTTGACGCTTCTGAAGCTGCTATATCGGCCTCAGCTTTTCTTCTTTGAAGCTCATCGGCTTGTTTTTGTCTAGTTACATTAGCAGCCATAGCTCGCATCTGAGCAGATTGAGTCCCTAATCCTAGATTACCTACAGCTTGTGCAGCCTGGAGGAGACTTTGCGGGTCATTAGGGTCTACACCCTGAAGGGCTTCCTGAACCTTCTCAGACTCAGTTCTAACGTCTAGTCCCAACATTCCACCAACACCCCTACGGAGTGCTTCTTGTCGTTGGGGCATCTGCATAGATAGGGCAGATACTAGAGGAGCCTGAGTCCTAGCCAGTCCTGTAACATCGCCAGTTAACTCTCTCCCCCTGAGTATTCCTTCACCAAGCATACGTTCTTGACGTTGGGCAGGAGTCTCAATAAGGTCGCTGAATAAAGATTGTATGTTAATTGCCATTACTAGCTCCTAGTATTCTTGATTAATTATTCTCAAGAGGTCTTCTGCGGAAGCGGTTGAAGACGTTTCAGATTTGCCCCGCCTTTCAGCACTTAACAAGTCAAACAAGCCTTGGTACTGCTGCTGTCTCAGAGCGTTTCTAAGCCCTTCAAATCCCAACTGGGACTCTATTGCAGATTCTGCCAAACCAGCCCCTAAACCTAGCCCAGTGGACTGTAAAGTGGATGCTAGGCGTGAAGCCTCTAGTTGTGGAGTTAACGTCCTTAAAAGCTCTTGCTGCGGGGTGTAAGCTGTAGGTATAGCCCTTAATCCCAGCTCTCCTGCTAAACCCATTCTGCCTCTAAACTCACCCAAACCCGCTAGAGTCTGTTGAGACTGTAGAGCTTGTTCAGCCCTGGCTTGTTCCATAGCAGATATAGCAGACCCAGCGCGTTGTTCCTGAATAGCTTTGTTAAGTGCTAGTTGTTCAGGAGTGCCTCCAAACATAGAAGTACGAACACCACCTCTACCTTGATTAAACAGCCTTTCTTCTAACTGAAGGCCAGCTCTTTCTCTTTCAGGAGCTTGCATAGCCTCTAGCCTTTGGAATATGTCAGCTTCTCTACTAGCTCTTTGAGAAGGGTCTTGAGTCAACATACCTATCAAAGCAGACTGTTCTTGCTCTCTTTGTGCTGGGTCGCCTAAAAAATCAAAAGCCTGTTGCCCAAAACCAGTTAAAGACCTTTGTAATGCAGCTTCTTCAGGGCTTAAAGCTAACTCAGTACCTGTTTGAGATATACTCGCAGAAGAAGGTTGGCCATAGACGGTAGTGCCAGTAACCGTAAATGGTTTAAACTGAGACTGCCTTGATACTTCACCTAGTAAACCGCCTTCGGCAGTAGGTAACTGAGACTGACCACCAAAAAATATGTTGGCTGTTTCACGGGCTTTGTCTATGTCTTTAATACCTTTTTCGGTTAAGACACCTTGACCTATAGCTCCTATAAGTCCAGCAGTAGGACTGCCAAAAAAATCTCCAGCAGCGTCATTTAAACCTTCCATCCATTGTGGATGCCACCATGCATGAGACATTAGTAAGTACCTCCATCAATAGTGCCAGTAAATGTTCCTGACACCGTGAGGTTTGCAGCAGTTGTTGTCCCAGTAAATGTTGGGGCAGCTAGATTAGCCTTAGTAGATACGGCTGTTGCTATGTTATCAAATTCCGTGTTCACTTCGGTTCCCTTTACCACTTTGGCAGGATTTCCTGACACCAGAGAATCCTTGGCAGCAAAGTTTGTTGTCTTTGTATAGTCAGTCATTAGACAATCCTTCCAAGTAGTGCATGAATGTTAAATTGTTGAATAGCAATAGATTTGCCGTTCACAGTTGTTTCTACTCCTACGGACACAACAGCTCCAGAACCAGAAGTATTAATCTTCTGTCTGTTAATTAAACTTAATGAGCTAGAGTATTCAGCCGTAGTGTTAAACTCAGATATATTATATTGTGCTGCGTTATTAGCAGGTAAAACGTATGCCTGTTTTTTATAAGCATTTGAATAATCGTAAGCCCAGTTCAACACAACTGTGGCTTCAGAGCCATCAAAAGTAGTTAAGTTAACTTTCTTTAAAAATTTAAGAATAGAGCTATCCCCAAATGCCAGAGGGTGCGAGAAGTAACTTAGTTGATACGAGCCTGTCCCGTCTGTATAGCTATCATATTCAGCAATGCCAGTTGCGTTTCCAATATAAATAGTGTCATCCACCAAATTAGTAAACCGTAATGGTGACATACTAGACCAAGTGGTAGCTCTGTATGAACCATCTTGGAGAGGAAACCTGGTATCAAAGACATACACCGTCTGAAGGACAGGAAAATTAACAAGGACAAAAGCCTCTTTAGGCGAATAATGTAATGAGATATTACCTGTTTCACTGGCTGTTAAATTTTTAATGTCATTGTTAACATTCTTAGAGATGTCACCAATAGGTGAGGACTTTTCTTGAATTGTTCTTGCTAGACTTCTTACGCCTGAACGGTCTAAAAAGATTAAATCCTTACCCGTAGATACAACCGCGTCCCTAGACACACATCCTATATTTGATATGGTATCAGCTAAAGTCATGGAAGCAGGAGAGTCAGCACCCTCATAAACAACTATAGAGTCTTTTCCAAAAATAACGAGAAACCCGTTATGAGCTGCTAGGGCTACAATCTCATCATATCCATTAGGCCATACCTTAGATATGTCTATAGAACCTGTAGAGCCACCACTCCAAGCATGACCGTTTAATAGGTCGCTCCAATATATAGTAGACTTATCCGTTGCAAAGTCTGCAACAAACAACCTACCAAATGCGGCTAAAACTTCATTGCCCTGTGGTGGTGTGCCTGCGGCGTGAGCATGAGAAGACATTGCTTCAACATCAGCGACAGAATTTGTATATAACAATGGCTCATGCGCTCTTTGAAAAAAGTAAGCATGGTCATTAAAGTTAATTATCTTCCAGTTATTGGCACTAATTGTATAACTGCCAGGAGTATCGTCTGTTAAAGTAGACGTACCGTAAAATATCTTGTTGTTACCAGCAGAGAATATTTTAGTGTTACCACCTGAATCCCTATATTGATGTATAGCCTCTATACCGTCAGAGCTTCCTAGTACAGCAGGGCCATTGGTAGATACCATATCGTAACCCTTACGCGCAGCTACTCGTCCCTCTTTGTCAATAATGCAGTTATCTGCAACTGACGCAAAGGTAGGGTCTTGTGCTAACGGGGCATCTTGGGTGTTTATACCCGCAAAGCCTGGAGCCGTAATAGTTATGCTTTGTAGTTTCTGGGCCATTATCGTACCTGAAAAGTTAACTCAGAAGGGTATCTGTTAGCATCAAATGCAATAGCATCAGATAAAGCAGTAGAAGCTACAGCAAATTGTTCTGCTGCACTTTGACCGCCAGTTTCACCTCTTTCTCTTAAAGCCATAGCGTAAGCTAGTTGTATTACAGGGTTAGTAGGTACTAACAAACTATCTGAGTCAGTGGTCAAGTCAGTTTGTGGTTTAACAACATCAAACCTTAAAGCGTATGTCGCATCAGGCTTTGGATAGACTTGAACCTTTAAATCTCTATTAGCATCCGTACCTACAAATGTAAAATAATCAGGAGAGCCTGATTGTGGCGTAGTGTTGTAAGTTATGTTGTTAAAATATTCTTTACTTCTTAAATTCATGAACCTTTTAGACGTAGTGTTCATTACATCTTTAATTACAGCTAAATCACCACTGTTAGTAAGTGAGTAGGTATCTGTTCCACTTACAGTGTTAATAGTTATAGAGTCTCGCAAAGAAGTCCAGTCAAAAGAGTTTTCTACAATCTTTTTAGCGTCATTAACCAAATCACCTATAAGATGAGAATAGTCAGTACCATTAGCTGTATCTACAGTGTCCTCTCGTAATCTTCGTAGAACGCTATTAATTAAATCTAAGTATGTCATTAGAATCGTCTTCCTATAGATTGAAGCATTCCCAAAGCCTTAGCTACGTTATCTAGCTCCGTAAACTTTGGCTCAAATAACTCTCTTGAAAACATTTGTTCGGTAATTGGTGCTTGTTGAGCTAAACCAATAATCAATCCGTTTCTTCCCGTACCTGTACCTGTACCTGTACCTGTACTTGTACTTGTAGGTGTGCTTGTAGGCCCAATAGTAGGAATAGATGTAGGTGCGCTAGTCGCTATAGTAGTAGGAATGCTTGTAGTAATTGTTGTTGGCGAACTTGTAACTGTAGGTGTAGCTGTTCCTGTGCCAGTGCCTGTAGGTGTGCCTGTAGCTGTACTTGTAGGGCCAATAGTAGGCCCGACAGTAGGGCCGACAGGGCCAGTAATTGTTGGCATACTAGTTGTAGTTGTAGTAGGAGTGCTAGTTGTAGTGCTAGTTGTAGTGCTTGTTGGTGTAGCTGTTTGTGTAGGGCCAGATGTAGGCCCAATAGGGCCAATTACGTCAAGTAATCCAGATAAGTCAACTGTTGTGCTTGTGGTTGCTGTGCTTGCATTGCCTGTAGTATCTATAATCGCTCCAACAGGTGTCTCGCCTTCAGCAGTGAGGATTCGAACTCCTTGACCTCCATCTTGAATAGATGTGTAGCCTCCTGTGTTTTTAATTGCGTCAGCTATATCTTGGTCTGTTGGGTTTTGAGCCTGCCAAATTAACGCGCCCGAAACAGGATGTTTTCCTTGAGAAACCCAAATTACTCCGTTGTTATCGGTAAAAGATTCTTCATCAAGCCCTACAGGGTCAGCTGTTGCAGTGCTTGTAGTTCTTGTATCTATAGGCCCAGATGTGCTTATAGGCCCAGATTCGCCTGTAATTGTTACGCCATCAATTGTTGAAGAATCGTCTGATAGTGTAGTATCGCCTAGAGCAGAATCTGCTTTTAAAAGCTCGTTATCTAATGAGGCCGTAGAATCGGCAGAAGAATCAGCAGAAGAATCAGCAGAAGAATCAGAAGAAGAATCGGCGGAAGCAGCTTCAGCAGCGGCAGAACTGCTAGATTCAGCAGTTTCATCTACAACTGTAATCCGGTCTACAAACCGACCAAGAGAATCTCCCTCTAAACTGTACGGATTAATTGTGCTTTGGTCTACTGCAATACCTGCATCAGCAAACAAATCAGCAACCGCTGCCTGTACAGCTAACTCTTGCTCACTTGTA